GGTACAAATTCCTCAAGATACCCAGACCGGACCAGGGCGTTCAGGTTGGTGCAAGGGACTCGTTTCCCGTTGACCTTGGTCGCCAGGTCGGATTCGGTGATGACCTGGCCGCGCCGGAGAGGTTTGGCCCCCCCAGCTCGGGTCCAGGTTCGCCGGACCTTGAAAGCTTTCTCAGCTACCATAGTGAATCACTCGACCGCTCCATTGAAGAACACGCCCGCGTCGGCGTCGACAACTTTTTGCGTGTAGCACATGATGCCCTGGGCCTTGTCCACCATGGTCTCTTCGTCGGAGATTCTCCGGACAGCTATGTCATAGCCGCCGCCGATGTTCCGGCCCACTGCCTTGTAGGCGAAGGTATATCCGGCACTCATGCTCTGCTTCCGTGGAACGGGGTTTACGTACCCCAGCCAGGCATGCTTTCCATACATCTCGGAAAGAGCTTCGGTCGCGCCCTCGTTGCTGGTCATATGGACGGCTCCACCCACGTAGATGTTCTCGATATCCAGAACCGCGCCGATCATATCCAGGTTCAGTACTCCCTCGCGGGCCATGTACCTCTCCAGGAAGAGAGGATGGTCCACCAGCGTGTCTGCCACCTCATCTGAGAGGATCAGGGTGTTGGGCTTGATTCCGATCCGGCCCTTGACCGTCCTCTTCAGAGTCTTGATGGTTGTGATGGGGTCGCTGTGCTCGAAGTCTGACCAGTAGGTGAACTCGTTAGCACCAGGGCTCGTAGAAGACACGCCGGTCTGGTCGGTAGTCCAGACGGAGGTCTTGAAGAACGACTGGACGAACTCATACTCTCTGTTGAGAAGGAGAGCTTCGGTCACGATTTCAGATGATGCCTGCTCCAGGTCCAGAGCGTCGTCACCCTCATCCAGCATATCCCAGCGCATGGGCTGGCTGAATGCTCGATAGAGGCATTCATAAGTCGGTGTGTGGTCTACATCGAAGTCTCCGGTTGGCAGGGGCGTGCCCGGAACCCATTTCTTGCCCTTCATTCGGAGGAAGGTATCTTTGCCCCACTTCCAGTACGATCCTGTCCGGGAGCCGACCGGAACTACCGGGAATGCCTTGTCTGCGATGAACCCCATCTGGTTCTTGTATGCCTGGGAGAAGTTGGTCAGAGCGGTATCGTACTTGATATCATTCAGCCCAACACCCTTAGTAATCTTGATTTGTGGAAATTCCATTAACTCTCCTGAATTTAGACGTTCAGCTGGTTCCTGCCGCCGACGCAGTTCACCAGAACAGTAGCGATCTCGTCCTCGCCGGACGCGCCCAATATGCATCTCGCGGGGGCAATGTCCTTGTTGTTGACCTTGGCGATTCCTCTTGCGTTTGCATCAGTGCCCACCTGATCGCCCCGGGCCAGGCCGCCGGAATCAGACTTGAGCCGTGACATGCCGAACACCATCACGGAACCCACCTGACCGGATGTGGGCTTGTCCTGAAGGATACCTATGGGATTATCGGCTGCATTGTCGCATGCCTCGATGGTGTCATCTGCGCTGAGTGCGACCCATTTGTACTGGTATGTGGATAGGTCTTCGCCAGCCACAAACGGCAAAACCAGATTCCCGTAGCTGATAGATTGCTGTTGAGTCATTGTTCAGGCCCCCCTTGTCTCGGTCAGGTAACGACCATAGAGTTCTCGGTCCGCATTGACTACCTTCGTCCAGGCAGAGGCGAAATCCGTGTCCATGCCCTTCTCGACCCGCTCCTTGGCCATCTTGTTGATCTCGGTCAGAGCGGTGTTGTCGTCCGACTCCTGGGACGTCGACTTGCCCAGCTCCCTGAAGAGCGCGCCCTTCTCGATCTGTTCACTCATGGCCTTCAGGATGGGTTCCAGTTCGGCCCATGCCTCGGGAACCTTCTGGGCAATCTCTTTGGTGATCAGCGCGGTCTTGGCAGGATCTCCTGCATGAGGATAGATTTTCTCAGCCTTCTCGATATGCTCCTTGAGGATGCGCTGGGTTTCGGCCTTCTCGAGCCGCTCTTTGGTTGCATGGTTCTCGGCTTCCAGATCGGCTACCCTCTTCTCCAGGATGACCTTCTCGCCCGCAGCTTTCTCAAGATCCTGGACCTGTTTCTCCAGGGCTTCTCGGCGGGTCTTCTCCAGATCAAGCTGCTTTTCGATACCTTCCTGGCCAGAAAGCACAGGATTTCCTTCAGAGCCTCCCGGCTCAGTAGTGGTTTTCATTTTACCGTCCATAGATTTGAATAATAGGAAAGTTTTGTTGTTGGCCCCGCGCGGAACCAATGACACTTCTTCGACCACCAGATCAATCAGTCTCCGCATTTGCCCACCCCCCAATGCTAAAGCCGGTGTACTCTCCGGCTACGATCTTGTCCCACAGATCGACATTGAAAATCTTGACTGCCATAACCCAGGAGCCAGCCTTGATCGTCTGGCCGGCCATCTCAAAATCGATGGGCGCTATGTAGCTCTCCACCGGGCGGGCGTCGGCCATGGATTCGTGGTGATCCACTATGGTCTGATAAGATGCCATGAAATTGTGGGCGGCCTGTTCGATCTCTTCAGCCGAGATGATATCTCCCTGGAGGTCTTCAACATCAGGCTCAAGAACCACCCCGTAAACTACGTGCTTCACGCCATCTGATTTCTTGATGCCTACTGCTATTTGTTTTTCAATTCGTTGCATTCAGAACTCCTTAAAAAGATGATCGTGGATAGATTTTGACAAGAACAATACTACACCTGCACCGGGGATGCAGTGGTGGACCTATATCGCCCCATGGGAAAGTCCCTCCAATGGGGCAGGTCTCGCCGTTGATCGCCAGGCACCGGTCACAAGTTCTTTTCTCCACCGAAGCCAGCCAAGCCAGCTCGTACTTTTCCCGGTCGATGATACCCCGATCGGCGGCCTGCAAAGTGTCATGATAGAACCCCGCATTGGCCGCACCTATTGTCTCTGTTCTGGCTATGGTCTCCGCCCTGTCCTTCAGCAGCCTTTTGGCGTACTGGCCAACCAACTTATCGATCTGCTGAGGCGAATATGTACCGCCATCTGCCAGGCCCCGACGATAATTGATCAGGGCCCGAGATCTCCTCGAATCCAGACCGACGTGGTTCCTGATCAGTTTAGCCGTCTGCTGGGGGGTGACCTGGTTTTCGAAACTGTCCAGGATCAGACCTCGTATGGCCTCCCGACTGTTGGACGAAACGTACTTTACCCGATCGGCAGAAAACTTCTTGATCCAATCGAGACTGTTGGGATAAGTTATGTCCCAGCCAACGGCAGCCCCGAAGGTGGTCGAGAGTTCGGCTGATGTGGCTACCCCTGCAGCACCAAACGTGTCGAACAGCAGCCCGTTCATCCTCAGCAGTTCGGCATCGAACTGATCCCAGGCGAGCTGTTCTACCAGAGGGTCCACGCCGTAGCCGTCGAACTCCGCCAGGGCCGCTGTTATGCTGTTCCAGGCAGTCTTATCATCGACTGCGCCGGCAGCATCCATGATGATCCTCTTTAGCGCCGGGCTATTCTTGTCAGCTATATCCCGGATTTCCTTATAGAAATACGGGGTTCGGGTGGCGGGTTTCATCTCGATATCTCGGCAATATGTTTTTCATACAGTTCTGGACGACTTTCCCAGACCATTGTGAGGGCCCGGCTCTTGTCTATCGCCGCGCCGGCGCTGACCAGCTGCTCTGCAAGTGCCTCTGCTTCTTGGGTCGCGTCCATGCTGGCCTGCTCGGGAGAGTCATTGTGGTAAGCATCCACCAGCCTCAGGTTCACGGATACGAGGAGCCCATCGAGGTCTTCCGCCAGAGACCTATCTAGGAGGGCTATCTTCCTCACCAATTCAGCCACCATGGCCGGATCTCCTACCAAAGGATACCTCAGCCGAGCTTGGTTCAGGAACTCGGCTTTCAGAGCCAGGTCGCTCAGTTTGGCCTCTGCAGCTTCCCGTCTGGACCTTTCCTCTTCCAGCTGGGTCTTCAGGCTTTTACTCTTCGCCATCGCCTTCGCCTGCCTCCTCAAAGTTCATCTCGGGCATCCCAAGTTCGGACAGAACCCAGTTCTCCATGGACCCGTCTGGAGATGGGAATAGAGGCATGCCTGCACCGGACAGAGCCTGTATTACAGTGGCCAGTTTGCTGGGATCGACCCGCTTAACCTCCGAATGTACGATGGTGGGATAATCACCGCTTCTGCGACCATTGAGGGCCATCAGACGGGGGATGGCGTGGTAGCTCATCACTTCGGCAATCTCATCCAGGTAGCCGGTCACGGCCATCGAGAAGTAGTCGGTCTTGTCCTGGCTTAGGGCATACGATCCGCCCGCCTTCTGGACTCCGAGCATCATGAATTCGGCCAGGACGGATTGCATCATCCGGGTTTCGTGCCGCTGGATGGTCTCGCTTGCGTTCGGCCCGACCTGACGGCTCGCGCCCTGCAGCAGAGTCAGGTCGTACTCTTTCTGGCCGTCTTTGTCATATGACAGAGGCATTAGGATACCATCTTTTGTATGCCTCTTCAGGCCCTTCACCAGGTTACGGAATGTGTCTCTTGCCTGAATCAATGTGGCCCGGTCGGGATCATTCGCCGGGGGAGCTGCCACCTTGGGAGGGACCCATGCTACTGCAATACCTACCGCGTCTTTCTCTATTCCAATGGCTTCGAAGCGCTCTATGTTCACTTTGTAATGCCAGGGCCCGTAAGCGTTTCTTAGGACAGATCGGCCTTCCGGATTATCCAGGTCTTCGTCTGTCCTGAACAGCAGGGCTTTTTCGATGGGGATGAACGCTGTTTTGTAGTCCGGCGGAGCCTGCTGGATCATACCCTGGAGAGAGCCGTCCGGACCCCACCGCCAGCCTTCACATGTTGTAGCCGATCGGACCGGCAACTTTCGCCAGCCTATCTTGCCATCTGCATATTTCGATCTCTTGGAGCCGTCTTTCTGGTCCGGCCCAAGCCTTCTCTTGTAGACGATCTCATGATAGCTCCGGCCCATGGGCAGCATCTCGGAAAGTATTTGGGAGATGAAGGCCTGCCAGGTGTGGCTCATGTCGTACATGCACGATTTCACCAGCACAGCATCATCCAGTTGGTCCGGTTCTCCTCCTGCCGGCTCAACTCGCCATTTCACAGATCGACAGAACGATTTGACAGCAAAAAGGATAGCACCGATAACAGGATCGTTATCCCGCATCTCTTTGTAGACCTTGATGCCTTTCTTGCCGGACAGGTCTCGCAACCACTCTTCAGCTACCTCGTTGCCGAACCGATTGATCCCGGTAACGCCTAGCTCTAGAAATTCGTCAACCATGTAAATCACCAGACGGTGGGACCGTCAATTGAATCGACAAAGCAGATCGGGGCAGCAGATTCATTAAGTATATTAGATACCGCCATTTCTAGCATGTCTGGGCCGTCGTCGTGCATCTTGCTATCTGGAGAAAATGCCTTGAGCTGTTGGATCAGAGATGGATAAGCAGCAGCCCAATCCGAACGAAATAGAAGCGTGCCATTGCTGTAATGAGGTTCCATTGATCTTATTCTAGCTTCCTTGTTTGCGGTATTCCACACGAACTTGAACGGAACGGTCACGCCAGCGTCGACCATGCGGGCCCTGAGATCTTTCTCAAAAAGACTCATACCGCTCGCGCCTTTGGCGTGGCCAAGACTGTTGGCCTCGATCCAGAATACGCTGTTATTGAATATTCGCTGAAACTCGATTATCTTTCCAATCGTGTCGCTCTGGTTATCGACCGCCATATCACAAGACCAAACTAATAAACGCCCATCCGGTAAGCGAACTACTTCACCAATGGCAGCATAATCGTTGCCGCCCTCGGACGGATCACAGGAAGCGTAACGAACACAATTTTGCAATTCGGGATTGTTGTTGATGTCGGGCGATTTGATCGGCCAGGTTTTAGGTTCGAAGAATATGCCGCCGCTATGCGTTATGGTCCAGTCTCCGCGCCGAAGCTGTTCTCTGGTGACATAATCCAATTTGCTCAATGCCTCTTCATATGCCTCCTGGTCGACGTGCGGATTGTCGTCAAGTTTGGCCCCTATAAACGGTCTGGATGAATCGCCCCCAGTATCGATCTTGAACCTGTTTTTGACCCATTCGTGACCAACGCCGCCTGGGTTGCTGGCAGATCGCATCCTCAGCGGAACATCAACATCTTTGAGTCTGCGCAATCTAGAGAACAAATAAGAGTATTGGGTCTCGGTGAACTGTGTAAGTTCGTCAAATCCTATGAATTGGAATTCCGCCGACTGGTAACGATACTTGTCGCGCTCGCTTTCCAGATATCCAAAGGTGAGCGTTGCACCGGATGGAAAAGTCCATTTGTGGCCGGACGCATCCCAGTGAGCATCGCTGCCGGAAAGCCATTGGAGGCTACGATCCATGATGGCCCCCGAAAGAGCCAGGTCTGCGTAAGTGCGTCTGAGGATGAGGGCCGCATAACCGGGGACCCACGCATACTGAAGAGCTGCCATTAGCAGAGCATCAGATTTTCCCCCGGCGGCGGCCCCGCCGTACAGAACTTCGAGTTCTTGGCGAAGCAAGAACTCTGTCTGCTTCCGGGTGGGCTTGTGGATGCAATACTTGTTATCGAGGATGGTCTCTTTAAGAAAGATCAGCCGCTTGTCCGTTATCTTCGGTGGCTTCTTTTCCTTTACCTGCCTTCCCCGTGTCTTTATCGATTTCATCAAAATAACCCTTGTAACGGGCGAGCCTCTGGGCGGGTGTCTCGATCACGGCATTTATTTCCAATGGCTGGGTGGGGTTGCCTTCGTGAATTACTCGGTCGCCCATGTCCAGGTGCTTCTTGCTCCAGTGGATCATGATGTTTGTATCTCCGGGAATGAACTTGTGCTTGACGTTGGTGTGATCGTTCCCATATTCGTCTAAGCCGGTTTCCGGGTCTATCGGCCTGGATTGATCGCAGTAAGGGCACTTGTCATAGAACTTCTCGAACGAGAACCTGATCTTCTGGCAGTCCTTGCAGATCGTCATATACCGATCCAGCATCTTTCTGAACATCGCATCAGATACGATGTTCTTGCCATCCCAGGCACCGCCTTCCCTAGCTTCCCTCAATTTGGGGTCGCGCTTCAGCCGGTTGCTGAGCACCTGAGGAGATATGTTCAGCTTACGGGCCAGGGCTGCATCTGGGATTTGGCTCCTGCAGAAGAACGCAACAGCATCATAATCTATGGGGATTGGCTTTGGACCTGGCTTTTTTCTCTCCTTTGCCATTGGTATGCACCTATTTCTAAAGAATTCTAAATCAATATGAGGAGGCACTATTCGAATTGAAAGATCAATTGATGTGCCAAATATCCCGAAAAATCACCCATAATTAGGCTAGAATTGCAGGATAATTGCGATGTAATCGCGGTTGATTGAGGATGATAGCCTGAAATGTGGGGTGAAAGTAATATGCCGCGATGTGTTTTAATTGTTATTTGTCTGTCAGAGATCTGCACTGCGGACATTCGAAATTGTCGAGGATGTGTTTGATCTTAGTGGTCTGATCCTCTTCAGGAAAGGGCGAGATAAGAGATATTCGATACTGGGATTCTTGGTTTTCTCGGCCAGTTTCTGTAGGTCTGATACCTTCCAGAACTCCAAACGCATCCCGTAAGCGGCGAGCTTTTGATTTAAGTCTGGGTCCATTATTCACACTCTCTCCGAAAATGTTGCCCCTTCCTGCATGACCGTCTTGGTTCCTGCCCACGTGCATCCTTCTGCGATTATGGTGCTCTGTACAGGCACCAGATCTGTAGTACAGAAGCATCCACCGGGGGCCGTGATCTTGCAGTTCCTAGCCTCTACATAGGACCGGCCTATTGCATGGATACCAAAATAGCCTTCCAGTATGCAGTCTCCGAACACGACTTTGGAGCCTTCGGTGATGTACGTCGCCCCACCGGTCGAGTCCTCCCTGGTCTGGCTGCTCTTCAGAACGGAGTTCTCCACCAGGCCCGTTCCATCCCGGATCATCAAGCCATAAG